TAGTGACGTCTAGGACTGAGCATCCGAACATTGATGCAGCAGTTATCTTGTGTACGTCCCAGCCGTTGGCTTTGCACTCTTCATCACTTTTGCCGAAGGAATCTTGGAAGAGTTTCTTCAGCTTTACGTCATTGATGAGGTACGCAACGACGACAGCCTCGGCTTGTTTGTAGTCAGCCTGGAGGAGGATGTATCCCTTGGGAGGGACGAAGATTTTTCGTGCCGTCTTGGGGATGTTTTGAAGGTTGCCTGGGCCGTAGAGAAGGATGATGGAGCCGGAGGAACTCCAACGTCCGAAGGAGCGATAGGAGTCTTCGTCGTCTACTACGAAGCCTTTGTTTTCTCGGCGCATAGTTGCGCCTGTGATGTTGTAACAAGTGTGGACGCGGCCTTCGGGAGAGACTTCAATGTCAAGGAAGTTTGATACGAGTTTGTCAAGCTTCTTGTAGCGCATGATGAGAGAGAGGGCTGGATGTTTACAAGTTCGTTCAAGATTAGCAAGTGCTGTCGCATCCGTAGTAACCGTACGAGCGTCATTCGCAGACTTGCGACGTTTGTACTGGACGGGGAGACCCAAGTCGATATATAGCAGTTGCTGCATTTGTTTTGGAGATCGCATGTTGATGTCTTTCTTAAGGATGCGATTGAGTCCTTCTTGGATTTCATCCATTTCCTCCTGCGCGAAGCAAGCTATTTTTTGTCTTCGGTCCTCGTCGATGAGGATTCCTTGGAGCTGGAGCATGACGGCGGGGTAGACCTGGGACATCTCGAACATGAAGACTTCAGTGAGGCCCTGCGCGTCGATTTCAGCTTTGAGTCCCTGATAGATGCCATAGGTGTTGGCACAGTCAGCGGCGTTGTAAAGACCATTGTCGTCGCCTCCAGTATGTTTCCACGCCGGGACTGTCAGGAACATTGAGGCGAGGTAGGAGAGGCTGCGCGGGGTCTCAGGCCATACGACGTGCGCAGCGATGTGGGTGTCGAAGAACAGTTTCTTCGGGAGCACTCCAACGTGATGGAAGATAGCACCAATGTCGAATGAGCCGTTTTGAAGGATCACTGGACAGTGATTGAGGACGTTAGTTACTGAATCCCAGAAGGCAACTTCATCCGCAGTGGAGTACTTTGGGTAGATACCGTTAAGGATTCCAATGGACATTCCAAAGTTAGCGTTATGGGCAAAGCCCACTCGGTGGGTGTGACAACGATTGCCTGTGGTTTCTATGTCAAAAGCGACAGGGCATTCTTGCTCGGCAAGAAAAGTACAATACTTAATCCACTCCTCCAAAGAGGCTTCAGGAATGAGAGTGCGAGTGTCGGGTGGCATATCTCTGGATGTGCTTTCTCGTACAGCCTTTCGAAGGTCCATTACTACTGTGAATGATTCCTTCCAGTTCTCAATGACGTAGCGGGGGTCAAAGGTTGGAAGGACTTTAAAGCCAGGAACGAGGGAGCACTCACAAAGGTATCCGCGGAATTGGGATATCTTGGTGAAGCCGGTTAGTGCCCAGAGGGCAGTGCGCCCCATAGCTACGATGACGTTGGGTTTGTACGCTTGGATGTCAGCGGCAAGCATGTTTATCCATTCACGCAGCATGGGTTTGGGCTGGGTGCAAAGGCGGTCTTCAAAGAAGATTGAGATGTTTTTGCCTGGAGGTATTTGCCTCGCTACGTTGGTGCGAAGACAAGACTGCATGTAGAGTCCTGCGGCAGAAAGGAGCTGGTTAAGTACTCTCCCGTTGGCGCCAGCAAAAGGCTCTCCAGTCATTTGTTCTTCTTTACCGGGCGCGCCGCCAACCAGCATTATGCGCGCGTTGGCAGGCCCAGTTGTATTAATTAGACTAAGCATTTACATTCCTCCTAGCAAAATCAAGCAGCATCGAGGCGGTTTCCATGTACTTAAGATACGCTTCTTCTGCTGTATCGAATGTACCTAAAGATAATTGCTTACCACTGATGCTAATTCGTGCTTGGTATCTACCATTTTTCCGTAACTTTACTCCAGTGTACCCAGTTGCATTTTGGTATACTGCATTTCGCATATTCATTTTCTGTGTACACATTCTCAAATTCGCTTTTTGGTTGTTAAGTTTATTACCATCGATGTGGTCTGTCCCGTATCCGTCAGGAGTATTTAAAATATACCTGTGCATGAGGACCATAGTAAGTTTACTATTAAGTCTTACCCTACCACTGGCATAACCTTGAGGGTGTATGTACCACTGAATACCTACAAGTCTGTCGTAATCCTCATCATCTACAAGGACAACTTCACCAGAGTACAGCTTTATTATTTTCATCTCATTCTCCTTAACACATCGCGTTGATGAGCTGCTGGTTGCGACTCCATTCAACAAGACGTTCGATGGTGACGTTGTAACTTTCTTCGAGGATGTCGCACCCCTTGACGAAGCATTGCTCGATGCAGGCGGCTTCGATTGTTGAACCAGATCCCATGAATGGATCAACAACTACCGAGCCCGGAAGGGCAACTCTCTGGAGAAGATTTCTGAGGAGAGCGATTGGTTTTTCTGTTGGGTGTCGCTTTGCTCCAGCTGGGATTGGAGGACACTCAATCCAGTCTGGCTGGCCTTGACGTACGAGAGTGGAATCAACCCTTCTGCAATACAATAGGACTTCGTAACAGGATGCCGGCCAAGCGTGAGGGACGTTGCACTGCCCGACTTCGCGTTTGATCCAGATGATGGGTTTGGGGTAACACAGCCATCCAACGGACTTGAACATTTCTTTGACTGCCCAGAAGTGTTCAGGCCCACAGAAAATGAAAGCATGGGAAGAAGGTTTTGTAAATATGATACTTCTTTCTGCAAGCTCGCGATAGAGTACGAGAGCTCGTTCGGTACTATCATCGAACGAGAAACCAGCTGAGTTAGTGCCGCCCGTAATTCCTCCAACAGAAGTGGCAGTCTTGTCAATGTCGATTCCGTAAGGCGGGTCGGTGAGGAGGATGTCAACGCTTTCTGGGAGGAGCTTGGAGTAGAACTCTTCCGCCGCGCAATGAAAAACTTCATAAGGTTGAGCAGCGTTCGCTGCGAGTAAAGACAGTTCTTTTTTGTAGTCCTCCGCCTTACCTGCACGAGTTGCAACTGCCTCAATAGCCTTAACTGCCTTTTTAATTTCAGAAGCTTTCTTGCAGCTTTTGAGCTCAGGGAAACGTTCGACAGCCTGGGCGAGTGAGAGAGCTTCGATGACTTTGGCTTTGGACTTGCCGAGGAGGTTAGCAGTGTCCTGTAGTGTGTGGCCGCCTTTTCGTCCAGAAGTAGATTCCCCAAATCGCTGTTGCTTAAGAGCGTGAATCTCGGCAATGGCCTTGAATTCCTCAGCCGGAGTGAATTGTTTTCTTTGGATGTTTTCTTCAATTTCAAGCTCCCGCATAGTCAGCGAATCGACCGCGTCGTTGAAGATACAAAGGACATCTATCTGAGCCTTTAGGCAAGCTGCCAAGCGTCGGCCACCAGCGATCAACTCCATTTCTCTATTGAGAACGATTGGCTGAAGCTGGCCTTTTTCTACCAGCGAAAGAGCAAGATCGTCAACGTCACCCATTTCCTCTCGAAAGCGCGGGAGGTCTTTGTTGACTTTGATCTTGAGTGGGGAAACGTAAAACACTTCCATCTGAGGGCGCGCAGTTCCTTCCATTAGAAATTCTCCCAGTTAGTGTTGTAGTAAATGATCTCAGCCGGGGCGTTGGAGAGTTCTTGGTTGTTGGTGAACCAGTGGAGTTCTTTTCGGATACCGTTTGACTCTTTCCAGCCGGGCATTTGCAGCACTACTGCGTGTGTAGCCATTCGCATGAAGGTGAGGTTTATGTTCCACCAAAAGCTGACGTCGCGCGGGAGATCCCGAGAGCGTACAGCTACTTGATGATAATGGACTATAGGAGAAAAGAAAACATAATCACTGAACTGGGGCTTCTCCATCAACTCAGCCACGGCACACGCAGCATAATGCGCACGAACATTCATCTCAACTTCAGAGGGAGAGGTGTAGGGGGAGAGGACATAGACGAATGGCATTTAAGTTACTCCACGTTTTTAAGTGCTTTAAGGGAGAGGCCGAGCTTTTTCAAAAGTGCTTTCTCTTCAGGGGAAAGCTTTGCGGCCTTTGCTTTTTTAGGACCAGTGCCTATTGCGACACCGCGCTTTTTTGTCTTAACCGCGGCCGGGGCTTCAAGCTCTTTGAGGCGTTTAGCTCGATAGGCTGCGATGTGATTCAGCTTTTCGAGCGGGGTGAGATCGTTGTAGTTAGTCCTTATCTGATGTAGTAACATTTTCCTCTCCCCAGAGCTTTTTGATCAGCTCTACTTCATGAATGATTTTGTCGAGGTCAACCATGCCTTTGCCAGTGGGATGGTCAAAGCGCAGTATGCGCCGGATGACCGCAGCTTTATGGTGCGGGATGTTGTTCTTGTAGAAGAATTCGTATGGCTGAATTGCATATTGTTTGTAGTGATTTCCACCTACCTGCTTTGAAAAAGGATCAGAAGAAACTTCAGCAGCAATCGGGGTTGTGCCTTTAGTCTGCTCTGACATAGCCTCTTCTCCCCTTTTCAGCATCATTTCAAATTCAGCATCAGACATTGGGCGTGTCATATTACTTTTCCCCCATGACGGTAAGGTCTTGTTTTATTGTACTCATGCTTCAATTCGATAATATGCTCGAGATCAACGTCCATAGCCCCAGCCAAATCAAGCACACGAATAACAGCATCAGCCACCTCGACCCAAAATCCTTCAGGTTTTCCACCAGCACCAATGTAAGTATCCATCTTCCCATCGCGGTATTCCTCAGTGGCTTCGGCGACTTCAGCAATAATGAGAAGGAGCTTCTCTGGGATGAGCTTTAGTTTATCTTCAGGGCTTACTCCATCCCACCAGCCATGAGCCACTGCGTTGGAATGGATTTCATCCTGCCGCATTCGAAGAGTTTTTGCCACTTTTCACTCCTAAGAAGGGCCGCGGAACCAATCACTTAGTCCCACGGCCCGGTTGAAGAAAGGTCAATTATTGACTTTTCTGGTTGGGGTTAGACCTAAGTTTACGCCTCGGCCTTGATGGACTTGATGTCGTTGAAGATCTTGCCTTCGTACTCCCGCAGGGAAACAACGAGAACGCAGCGAATGCCAACCCACTCGTGGTTCAGGAGGGCGTCCTGGATCATCTGAGGAGTGGACATGTCAACTCTGAGGTCGTCGGCGAAACGCTTCAGCATGTTGATCTTGGTCTGGCGCTTGGTGGACTTGCCAGAGGAGTTGGGGGTGTTCTCGTCTCCGGGGTTGGGAAGCCAGTTCTTGTAGGTCAGGGCAACACCGTCAACAGGGGTCTCGCCGTCGGACATGACAGCTTCGTTGCCGTCAAGAACGAGCTTCCAGCAGATGGTGTTCTTCTCACCGTCGAACCAGACCTTCGTGACGTTGGCGAAGTAGGTTCCTGCGGGGACGATGGGATCAGCCTTGTACTCGTCTTCGAGGTTGAAGTCGGTGGTGATGTTTGCAACTGCGCCTTCGCCGGGGGTACCAGGATAATCGAAATCGCCGGGCTTGGGAGTAGACATGGTAATGCTCCTGTGGTAAGTGGTAAGTCTTACGGGTTAGAGGGTTAGGCTTTAGGGATTGATTGGGCCGAGGCATTTGCCAGTCGAATGATCTCGTTGTAGTCGTTGGGAACGAAGTCTGGGAGATGACGTTCCTTTCCGCTGATGCGAGATCGCGCTCCGAACATTCCCTTGGGGACGGTTTGGAGGAAGAAGTTAGTGTCCTTTCCCTTAGTGACGGCGGTGGCGAAGTACACTTCGTCAAAAAGACCAGGGACTTTGGTGGAGAGTTGACCAGTGAGAAGGGGCCGCGCGTCGATTACTGCACCGCTCTCGGCATCTGTAACGATGTCAACGTGGGCAGTGAGGACGAGGTTACACGGCAAGTTGACAAACTTGTGGATTCGTCCTTCCACGAGGTTGCGAACCATCTGGTAGTGGACGTTCCAAAGGGGACCGCCGGTGGGACTGCGCTTGGGGTCGAGCATCATAGCCCTTTCCATGGCGAGGTCAGTAAGGGTGGACGCGCTGTCGAAGATGACGGTTTTGTACTTCCCAGCGAGGACGTCTTTTTCCACTTGAGAAAAGACCTTCTCGAACTCGACCCAGCCTTTGGAATTGAGTTGGAACTGTTCGTAGTCAACGTCCTTTCCGCGGTAGGTCAAAGCCCCTTTGTCGAAGTCGAAAAGGAACGCTGGCATGGGGAAGGACGAAGCGAATACGCTCTTTCCAGTCCCTGCTTTACCGACAACCATACACTTGAGGAAGGTTGTGTCTGCAGTAAGGTCTTTACAACTTGGCATAGATCACCTCCGAAACAGTTTTCTTTACATCCCACTTCTTTTCGATGTAACCGGAGAGGTTTTCATCGCCATAGTCTCGGTACTGGTCGCACAGACCAAGGAAACCGCAGCGTCCGTACTGGTAGCATGAGTCATAGTTCTTGGGCCACACTCCGCTTTCAAGGCAACCTTCGATTTGATGCACTACTGAGGTGAAGTGCTCTTCCCAGTCCTTTACGTTCTGTGCTGTGTAGAGTTGAGGAGTACGCTGGAAGGCCATTGTGGTACTGCCCCACCCGCCGCTCTTCAGCTTTCGAGAGGTCAACTGGTGGAAGTTAATGAGGATTCCTTCCATGTCGAAGCCGAGGATTCGGCAAGCGTTCCAGTAACCGATGGTCTGGGCTGCACGGTTCATGCGTTCGATCTGGGTGGTGAGGTACTGACCAGTGGTCTTGTGCTCCATCAACCAGTTGACGCCGTTTAGTTCAATCTGAAGGTCGAGCTTGCCGTCAAAGATAAAGTTCGGGAACTCAATGGAGAAGGCTTTTTCAACTGCAAGAACCTTCAGCATTTCTTTGTCAGCTTGGTAATAGTTGTTGTACTCAAGGAATGCCTTTGTACAGTTGTCAAAGGTACGGTAGTCGTCGGAGTAGAATTCCTGGATGGAAGATTCCTTTTCCCAGGTTTCTTTCCCGGCCTTGAATGCTGCTTCAAAAGCGGTGTGAGGATTGGACCAGCCGTTCTTCATTACTTCAGTGTAAAAGCCATCAAGGAATCCGTGCCAAGTGCTGCCGTAGCGGAGGGCGTTTGAGCCTTGAGCTGGGGCGAGGTTGCGGATGTACTGCCAGTAGAACTTGCGAAGGCAACTAGAAGCGCAACTTCGACGTGAGTGGTCGATGTGGATTTTGGAGTTAGTTGTTTCCATTTTCGACCTCAGCAATAGAGATGGAAAGCTCAGGACGAACGTTGTCTTTGGTGTAAATATCACCAGTCTTGTGTGAGACTTTTGATACTGAAAGGATTGTTGGGAGGGCTTTTGCTATTTCCTCTGTGTACGGGATAGCGAAATGCTGGTAGGAAATAGTAAGGATGAGATGTTTCATTTTATTTCTCTCTCGTTATGGTTAACCCAGGAAATCACATCACGTTGGTGCAACTTCGTCAGCTTTATGCTGGTGCTGGGCGGTTAAAGGTTAAATCTAAAAGGCTTTTTAAAGATTGTCAAGGAAAGACTTTAAGGGGCTGAAGTGGTATTTCGACAGCCCCTGAAAGTGCAGTTAAATGTTGATACCGAGCTTGGCGAGAAGGGCCTTGGCAGCTTCGGCTTCGTCACTGGACAGATTGCCCAGGCCTTCGGCGATGTTTTTCTTGGTGAGCTTGGGAGCTGCCGGGGCGCGGGTTGTCCAGTCACCGGACATCAGGCCTTCCCAGACCTTGTTGATGGCCTCTTCAGCCTCGGCACCAGACTTGCCAGCCGCGGCATCGCCCAGCTTGTGGCCCAGACCGAAAGGCCCGAACTTCACGCGGATGTCTTTGGGCAGGGTGGCGAAGTCGAATTCCATGGGAGTGTTTCCTTCGACGGAAATCTTCACCACGGAACCTTCAATTTCCTTGGCCAGCTTCTTGGTCTTCTTCACTTCGGGGGCGGTGGCGGGGGTCTGATTCTCGGACATGATCGTTCTCCAGGGTTTTAGGGTTAAAAAGTAAGATGTTTAATCCTTTACGGATAGCCGCTTCGACGGTGAGGCCGCTCTGAGCAATGGCGACTTTAAAGTCGGTGTATTCATCATCGCTCACTCGGCAATAAAGTCGCTTCATTACATACCTGCCTCCCTCCCACTTTCAACGGTTGATGTTCCATTTCACACGCAAATTAACAATAACCATTTCCAACCATCTGTCAACACTTTTTTAAAAGTTTTCACTTTTATTTTCAAGAAAGGTCATTAAATGACGTTTCTCCTTTAAATGTTTACTCCAACAACGTCCAGTGCAACAGCGCACTTTGGAATACCCTTGGTAGTGGTGAGGGCTTCGTGCTTTACTCGGAGGAGCTTTCCGGTAAGCGTATGACGAATTTCCCAGAGAGATTTTCTTCGAGCTTTAGTGAGAAGCTTTCCACTTCCCACTCGGAACGGAGTACCGTCATCTCCAGTGACGATAAAAGCGCCAAGCATTCCTTGACACCACCCCTCTCCTTCGACGACGTCGAGTATGCGATAGTGATCTTCTTCGGTGGGTTTGTATTTGAGGAGGAAGGGTGTTCTTTTCTCGGTGTATTCGGCGTTGTATCCTCGGAGAATGATTCCTTCGTATCCATTGTCGATGTACTCCTGTAAGGGTTCCTTCCAATCTCCGCTGACCAATAATCTGGTATCGACAAAGTGGAGAGGTGGTCGAAAAGTTCTGTTGAAAAGGTAGACGAGTCGTTCGTACTGCGGGCGCGGCATTTTAAAGTCGAAAATATGGAACTGCATTTCTTCAGTTCTACTATGAAGCTCTTTTCGAGATGCCGAAGCAATCGAGTGGATAGTTTCAAATGGTTCTCCGTGGATGTAGAGTTCTCCATCAAGGCGGATGCCTTGGAGGTTTTGTTGGATAAGGGCAGCGGTGATGTGTGGGAGAGTGAACTCGTTACCATAGCTTGAGATCAGCATCGGGGTCTCACGGTTGAACCACTCTACCCAGCAGCGTTCGCCATTGAGCTTAGGTTGGATGAAAAATCTCTCGCCTAGCTGTGCTACCCTGCGCTCCGATGCTGGGTGGGCGAGCATGATTCCAGTACGTTCTGGACGGGCTTTA